CCAACCCGGTGGGGTTGGTAGAATCCGCAAATTACCGCGCGGCGCGCAACATGTTGGCCAGGTTCCACAAGAGCACCTTGTGGCGACACGCCTCCATCCGGTCCCGCCCGCTCACGATGAAGGATATGAGACCGTTGTCGTCACCCGCCGAGTCCCCTCCATACTCCGCCTCCATCTTGCTCACACCGTCACGGGACGAACGACCCTGGCGGATGTAGTCGGATACCACGTAGATGACTGCGTCAAGAAATTCTTCACGCGCCATCTCCAACCACGAATTCATCGAGGTTCCCCACGACCGCGTATCGTCGTTGACCCGGACACCATGCCCATACTTTTTCATACCCATGTCAAGTCGCGCGGAAATATCAGCTTCCATGTAAATAGTCTTCGCGTCACATCTTTATCATTATTAACAACCAGCCTTCTTTCTCGCACTGGGACTACTCAGGTATTTACACTTCTTAGCCTTTCGCCTGGCTTTAGAGGCGGGACTTTCCACAAATACCTTCTTGCCACTCTGGTTCGGGGCTTTAGAACCGTAGCTATATTTTTCAGAGGTTTTCTTGCGAATGATAGAGAGCAGGGGCGATCGGAGAACAACACCCGCGATTATCACGAATAATCCGACATATAAATACATTGTTGTGAGACGCTTTTGGGGAGCCATGTTTTATATTACGGTTACATTTTATTTTACGTGCCTGGGTCATTAACCCTTCCATTGGTGGGCAGCCTTTGGAGGGGGTTTCTTACCGGTCCTCGCGGACTTGTCTTGTTTAGCCTTTAATTCTCTTTCGTATCTGGCCATGTCATCTTTACCCTTTTTTACCAAAGCAGCAGTCTTTTTTTCATCGGCCGCGATAGCAGCCCTTGTTTTCGAATCTATGGTACGCTTATTAGCCTCTGCGTCACGCATGATCTTCTTCACCGCTTCGTGTTCAGCCTTTATTTTATCGTACTGAGCCTGCAATTTTTTACGCTGAGCCTCTTCTTCTGGGGATATTTTAGGTTTAATAACCTCTTTACCATCGATGATCACAACTTCCGACTGTTCATACTTCTCGCGGGATACCCTGAACAATATAAATAACACAAGTGCGATTGCCCAAAATAGAATAACATGTCTAATGTTAACCTTTAACTTGAGCTTCATTTATATATATTCATATTTTTTTGAGACCCAATTGTGTCTGTTTTTTCAAGCTTTCGAGAGCTTCTTTCTGTTCGATTAAATCTTTAGTCTTGTTAAGTTCTTTCACCTTTTGTTCAATTTCTCGTCTCTTTTTCACCGTCTTTACCAATTCCACACCCGACTTGAGAGATAATGCTTCGATCGCCTTCGCCTGCAACTGCTCCCTTTTAGCGGTCATGGATTCCAGGAGAATTCGGAATTCTTCAGTGCTCTTCTCAAATTCTTCCTGCATACGGAGATACTTGGCTTTCAACTTTTCATCCTTGTCAATCTTGTCACCCATACTCTCGGCATCTTTCGCAAACTTATCGACGCGAGCAGCTTGCATCTTCTCCGCGGCTTCTATCTGTTTCTTAATCTCAATAGCCTTTTTCAGATCGTCACGAGCGTCCATAAGTTTTTTGTTTACACTGACATCAACATCCTTGACGGTGTCAGCACTCATATTTAACATATATCAACAAAAAATTATTTGAGATTAAACTTTGGGGAAAATTGATTCGCATACAAAAACCCTCGATGGGATTCGTTATTAAACGTATCGTTTCGGGGTTCGACTTTGACATTATCATCTATCAGGGTTACACTGGCTAACAATATCGCTACGAAACCAATAAGACCGTATGACATTTATTGTATTCAAATATTTTTTACACGACTACGGAGTGTCATACCGTCGCGACCGGGAACCTCCGTGATCGATACACACCGCGATTGGTTGAAAATGTCTCCGTGAGTATCACAGAGTTTACACGGTGTCGCCGGAGCTTCAGAGGGTTTATGGTTATGTTTCGGGACGTCTCTCTTTTTGTTACGTTTGACTTTACTGACGGGTTTAGGGACGCTCGGGTCGTGACGCTCACAAAAGTCGTGGTCTGGTAGACATGGGCGTTTACACGGGTTCCCGCGAATGTTGATCCCTGTACAACACCGCTTCTTCTCCCTGGGAGGCTTCGCCTTTTTGGGTTCCTTCATGGGTTTCGAGTGCACCTTACACGTCCCGCACCCCTCCATACAAAACTTCATACACTGCGTACCCTTCCCTGTCACGAAGGGACACCGAACTTTAACAACCTTGAGTTTGGGCACACGCTTACCCTTCTTGAGCTCTTCATTTTCTCTGCGAAGGGATGCAATCTCCTTCTCGAGTTCTTCGATTTTTTTCGATAATTCACACGACATTTCTTTTAAACTTACAATACCGACAAAACGAATACGACTTAGGTTATTTTTTTTATGTGTAGAGATTAAGATGTCGACTTCGATTCACGATATACCCAAAAAAGTCCAGTATATTGTCGTCGATTCACATTACGTTCAGGGGTCGAACAATACTTTCTCCTTGGATCTCGCATTGGAGTCGAATACACACGTGGAAGATTTCGGACGAGTACTGGGTGTGAAGATGGTGGATTTTTACATAACACAAGTTGGTGACGCCGGTGACGGTTCGACGAACATAGCGAAATTCGTTGACATCGTATGCCCAGACATACCAAAGGTTGGACAGATGCTCGACGAACGGAATGGTCAAGTACTCGCGCGAGTACCACTCGAACGTCACTTCACGGGAAATTCACAAACAATCTTACGTGATAAACAATGGAAAAGTTTCAATCGGAAAACAAACTATTTTAATCCGATATCTATAAAAAAACTAAATTTTACCATTTACGAGCAACAGGATGACGGCGACTACGTGACCCTACAACCCGACGCACATTGGTATTTCGTATTAGAAGTCACGACGGTCGACGTTAAAGAGAAACCGATAAACAAGGAAGTTCAAATTTTAGAAGCTTTACACACTCTCATCGGGAAGATTGATACGTTAAATATGAATGTCAAAAAGCTTCCGGAGAAAGAAGAAGAAAAACCAAAACGCAAGAAGTTTTCATTTAATTATATTTTATTACTCCTCGCAGCATTGTTAGGGGGATACGTATTTTACATAAATAAACGTGGTGGACCACCACCAATGGGTTAGATTAACGTATCGTATAGATTATCATCACCCGGACTCTGATACTTCCCATCGGTCCATCTGTTATTATCCTTTTCGACCGCCTTTATATGAAGTATAGCCAATTGTGGGAGCGCCTCAAGGGCAACTTTCTTTTCACAACCCGTTATGACCTCATGTAATCCGTTATTCCATCTCACGGTTCCGTGATTTTTGTATACACGACCTTGATAATCTGGCCAATTCACCCAATCCATTTCATTGACGACAAAATCATGCTTTTCATACCATTCATCTGTCGCACCCAAACATATATTAAGTCTAGGAATCATCAACAAGTCTGCCCCAGAATCCACGATAATTTTTTTAATATTTTTTATGAGTCGTTCCTTGGGCATCTCATCGGGATCTAACATGAAGATGTAGTCACCGGAACAATTTTCAATGTGAAAATTCCTATGCGCACTAAAATCACCGTCAAAGTCTCTCTCACACGTGACAATATCCCCTTTGAAATAGTCAATCACACTTAAAACTTTCGTCGTGACATGTTTCGTATCTATCAAAACGTTGATCTCGTCTTCCGGATCTTTCACCTGTTTTAAAAACGCGATGAGCGAGTACAAATCTCTCGACTCGTTACATACCATGATAGAATAAGACAATTTCATTTAATTTATTAAAGATATATGTCTTTAAATGATTATGGTGCCACTGCTTATACACAAAATCATTATTGTAGATGGTGGCGAACTTCCTAAACTTCCGGAAGGAATGCGAAATGCTATCGAGACGTGGATGAGATTGAACCCCGGGTACAAGGTGAAATTTTATTCAGGAAATGATTGTATCGAATACATAACTAAACATTTCGATAAAGATGTTTTAGATGCGTATAATGCGTTAAAGCCGTATTCGTATAAATGTGATTTGATGCGTCATTTGATACTGTATAATGAAGGTGGTTGGTACACAGATGCTCGGATGATATGTTACGAACCCCTCGACACATTGTCATCTACGAATAAGGAATTCTATGCATGCGTTGACACCCCCCAACAACAATTGTGTATGACAACCGGATTCGTGGGGTCAATCCCGAAACACCCGATTTCTAAGAAGATGATAGACATTATTTTGTGGAACGTAAAACATCAACATTATGGTATGGACTGCCTCGCACCGACTGGGCCGGGTGCGTATATAAATGCATGTATCGATCACATCAGGAAGTTTCCGGAACGGTGTCAAATAGGGAGACATGTGATAGAACATGGGGAACAGTTTATCGATTTTTCGAATTGTCGATTTGCTAAAGTAAAATACAACAATGCCAAAGGTGCTGATAACAGTGATATACCCGGCGGGAATGATTATGGTGAAATGTGGAGAAATTGGGATGTTTATTCAACTTGATTAAATAATTTTAAAATATACTCATCGGTATGACCAACCCAAATCTGGTGACATCCAGCGGGGTTTTCCGAAACGTAATCCTGTACACCAAACTCTAACGATTCTTCTCTCGTAGGCCGCGTAAGTTTTGAAATTGCAAAGTAAACGTCATCGGGTTCACCTACGTGCGGCTTACTTTTACACAATTGTTTAGTACTTTCGACATTTCTAAGATAAAACCCGCCATTGAAAAGAAAGAATTTTTGGGGGTGATCATTGAAATTATTTTCCTTGAATGGATGATCAGATTCCTTGCATCTTGGACACGGGCAATCCATCCTACATATGTTCATAATACGGTTACCATACGGTACGTAGTAGTGTCCACACGCTCCACCCACAATATCATACTCGAAAAATTTATCGGGAATTCGTTTAAATAAATATGAATCCCATGTATTAGTGAGTACGTGCTCAAATTCAGAGAACTTATTCCAGAAATCATAACTCGTAATCAGAGTATCATATTCCTTGACAGTCTGATTTCTTTCCATTTCTTGAATGTACCTAACATTTTCCCAATCCTTGGTCGTCTCCATGATTATCTTCTTATTATCTCCACTGTGAACGATCACGAGTGCGGTATCCCCACCACCATATACATTCGCAATGTTCCATAAATTGTATTTGAGAATATCCATGTCCCTAAACTCGACAAACATCATACACAATTTCGATGTTTTTGCCCATTTAGTTTTATCCGCGGGGGGTTCTTTAGTGTGTGAGAACACCAACTCTTTGTACGTTTCCAACTTCATTGAGTTATATTGCTTAAGGATATAATCTTTATATAAATGATGTGCGGTATACTTACAGTATTCGGCGAAGAGGTTGATGTACCCGAACACCTCCTTACTCATAGGGGACCAGATGCGTATAAAACCGAAACACTTGGTAAATGTCGAATGGATTTCTATCGCCTCAAGATCAATGACCTCAGTGACGCTGGTATGCAACCTTTTAGACACCGGGGTCACATGTTGACATGTAACGGTGAAATCTACAATCACAGGGAGTTTCGTACCGGTGCCGAAATGAGTAGGAGTGACTGTGAAGTTATCATACCTCTCATAGAAGATTACGGGATCATGAAAACCGTCGAACTTCTCCGAGGGGATTATGCATTCACGTACACCGATGGGAAACGAGTTTTAGCGGCGCGTGACCCCTATGGAGTTCGCCCACTGTTTTTCACGAGATATGACCAGGGCTCTATCGCCTTTGCGAGTGAAGTGAAAGCGCTCATGTTTCTGAAGTCGGAAATCTTCATATTCCCCCCGGGACATATATACGACTCGGCCCTCGACGATTTCGTCTGCTATCATAATTCGTATTGGAATGTTTTCAAACATGTATCAAACGTTGGTTGTGATACACTTAAAAACCGTCTCGAATCATCTGTCACGAAACGCCTCGAAAACACCGATCGCGAAACGGGGTTTCTACTCTCGGGTGGCTTAGATAGTAGTCTCATCGCTTCCATAGCCGCGAAAAAGCTCGGCAAGATCAGAACGTTTTCAGTCGGGGTTGAAGGAAGTCCCGATTTGGCAGCCGCGCGTATCGTTTCTGAGTACATCGGGAGTGACCATACCGAAGTATATTTTACACCAGATGAGGGTATCGGTATAGTGCGTGACGTCATCAAGTCTATCGAGTCGTATGACACTACGACTGTTCGGGCGAGTGTTCCGATGTGGATTCTGTGTAAGTATATCAAAGAGCGTACAGATTGTCGCTATATATTTTCGGGTGAAGGTGCCGATGAAATTTTGGGTGGGTACTTATACTTTCACAATGCACCCGGAGTTGAAGAGTTTGCTCTCGAAAATATGAGACGTCTGCGACTGATCCACCAATTTGATGGGTTGCGAGCAGATAGGTGTGCGAGTGCTCACGGCCTCGATCTGATCGTACCATTTCTTGATATGGATTTCGTCGATGCGTGTATGAACATGAATCAAATGAGCAAGATTGGTAAAATCGAGAAGGCTGTACTCCGCAAAGCATTCAAAGGGTACTTGCCGGAAGATATACTGTGGCGACGTAAAGACGGTATGAGCGACGCTGTGGGTACGAGTTGGGTCCAGTCGATCAAGCACCATGCCGATACGTGTATAAGCGAACGGCGTTTTTCTAAAATTCGAGATCAGGCGAGGGGCTACAATACACCACTCACCAAGGAAGAGGCGTTGTACCGAGAAATATTTTGGAATTTATACGACCATGACAATGACCATTTGATATCTGAAATTTGGAGACCGAAATGGACATGTGTCACAGATCCGAGTGCACGTCTTTTGGTCGACGAAACAAAATTTTAATAACACACACATTTAAGATATGATGACGACATATAAAATACTTTTTCGACGAATAGAAAGTTTGAAAAAGCTTGTACACCTCCCATCGAAACTCGCGCACCCGGATATTACATACAATCAATTGCTACTCCTTGAAAAAGATATGAAAGACGTTTTTCAAGAATTGGATAAGATCAAATGTAAATTAAACGATTATACGAAGCGGCGTTCAGGTCCTCGTTGAACGAGAAACATATGGTCGTACGTATGCAGCAAGGCGATCGATAACGCGATCGTGGAGATGACAACAGTGTTCGCCTTCCGAGAGGTCCACACGTGTGCGACGATTAAACCGAGTAAGATAAACTGGACGACAGTCAGCTTGGGCGCCCTAAGAACGAAGCGCTTATCGAGTGTGTCAACCTTCACTGTAGGTTCGGGGGTCGCGTACGAGGATTGAGTTTTATATCCAGGCATTTATTATATACGGATGAATTATTTTTCGTTTCTCCTGATACTGGTAGCATTCGACTATTTCAAAAATCCCATAGATCGATTGTATTTTACTTCACCCATGCGTCCATTATACGGAATACGAAATACACTAATCGATATTTTTATGCATAGATCCTCATATGACGTACGAAAGTTTGACGGTTTAAAATTATTGCGACCGACGTGTAAAGAAATACGTGAAGAATACGAATCAATGTCTAAAAAATTTAAGAAGATCTATTTTCACGATGAAGATCCATGGTTTCCTCCAAACAAACGTTACTATTACTACAAAGCGTGTTATTTTCCCAAACTTTATAGATTACTGAAACGCATTCCGTGTATACGAAAGGATACGGCCGTAGTAGCCGTGATGGAAGGTCCCCAAAATATAGCCCCACATCGCGCAGAATCTAATTTATATTTGCGATATCATCTCACTATAAAAGGTGGTGGTAAATGCACACTTTATACTGAAAATGGGAACCATTCACATGATGAAGGTTCCGAATTTTTATTCGATCATTCAAGGTACCACGAGGTTAAAAAACTCGGTGAAGGAACCAGGGTCGTGCTCATATTAGACGTTACGCGGTGGTAGCCACCTTCTTCTTCGTCGCAGCGGTCTTCTTAGGAGCAACCGCCTTCTTCTCGGCGGGGGCGGCCGAAACGCATTTGCATTCACAACCGGGACCCTGGGGACCCTGGGGACCCCGAGCCCCCTGAGGACCCTGAGCCCCCTGAGGACCCTGAGAACCAGAACCGGAACCGGGAGCACCGAGTTCGACCGCGTCGACCAACTTTAGGATAGCATCGTATATGCGCGACTTGTCAATACGAGTACGTTTCAGTTCTTCTTCAATTTCTTTGCGCAAAGCGTCCATTGTATATATATAAAAGAGAGATTATCTTTAATAGATATGATCATCATTGGACCAACTCTCAAATCGGGAATTGGTCAACATGCTCATAAATATGCCACACTGTTTCCCGAATACGGGTATCATCTCATCGGTAGTGAACTTCCCGAGACTGACCATGGCCTGATATTTACCATTCCAGTCAAGGGGCAAATCGAATACATTAAGTATGCGAAAACGCGTGTAAAAAACTTGGCGTGTATGACCGTGTGTGAAACTGAGACGGTTCACGAAGATTATGGGTTACTGACCGAACATTTCAAGAAGATACTCGTACCGAGTTCGTTTTGTAAACGCGTTTTGTCGAAACAATTTCCCGACACGACATTCGAGGTGATACACGCACACATTCCCACTCCACAGAAGAAACCGTACGTGTTTTATCATATAGGGAACATCACCGATCAGCGCAAGAATTTCAAGGATATTTTACAAGCTTTCATTCGAATGAATAAGGATGACACGCGTCTGGTGGTTAAGGCGACGTGTAACACTGATGTG